ATATCAGTGACACTACCACCATCACCGCCTATATCAGTGACACTACCACCATCACCGCCTATATCAGTGACACTACCACCATCACCGCCTATATCAGTGACACCACCACCACCTGTATCAGTGACACCACCACCACCTACATCAGTGACACCACCACCACCTGTATCAGTGACAACACTACCACTACCACCTATATCAGTGACACTACCACCACCATCGTCTATAGTACTTGAGTTGGGGTCTATATAAATAAAACCGCCTTGGCCGTCGACACCAACCTCTTTAGTAGTGTCACTAAGAATATCATCATCATCATCATCAGGTCTTTCAATTGCTGTACTTGAACCAAAAGGGTCAGCAATGTCGTCGCCTTGTATACTTGTTTGGGTAGTGTCTTGATCTGATTTTTCAACCGCTGTGCTTGAACCTAAAGGGTCAGCAACGTCATCGCCTTGTTTAAGTTTTTTAGTAGTATCGTCGTCTGTGTCTGCTCCACCCGGAACAACAGTTGTAGTGGTGTCAGGAGTAAAAACATCTTTAACATCTTCATATATATCTACAAGAACCGCACCGCCTACAACATTCCCTAAAATTCCTTTAACCCAATCCTCAAAACCACCTAATGTACCGCCCCAACCGGGATCAGCTATGCTTCCTCCAAAAACACCCTCAACCGTGTTTTTTATCGTAGTCCCTAACTCACCTATTTTTCCTAAAGGGTCTTTAATAAAGCCGCCAATGTCTCCAACAGAGTCTATTACTTCTCCTATAGTTATATCAATAATACCGGGAGGAAGAGGTACGCCGGGGATAGCAAGAGGACCAAAAACTTTCCAGTTTCTCCAATCTCCGGGCCATTCAAACTGAACACCAGCACCCATAGCCTTTTTAATTTTAGTCATGGGATCGTTCATTTGAGCGCCTGTCTCAAGAACTTTAATTACATTGTCTGCAGTAATAATTCCTTTAAGTTGCTCTGGAACTGTAGCCAAAACAGAAGCAATCGCGTTTTCATCTGATATTGCACTTGTGTCTTCACTTGTATCAGTTGTGCTTGTATCTGAGTAATTACCGTCTGAATCAGTGTTAGCTTCTAGCCAGCTATTAGCCCTATTAATTAGCTCCTGTGAGGCGGTCTCGCTATTAGCTTGTGCTGTAGCTACATCAACAGCGGCTTGACCTGTGTGACAAATTCCAGTAGCGAAATAACCTCCATTAGCAGCACACTCATTTATTATAGCCTGTAATTGTTCTTGCCTTTCTTCAGCAGTTTCCGCAGAAAGTGAGTTTATTAAATTTCTTGTTCCACCAGTAGCAAATGTTTGATTAAGCATACCGCCCACGGTTCCACCGCCGGTATCAACACCGCTTCCTAGCTCGGCTTGAGTTATTAATCTTCTTTCAGCCATTTACTTTTTTCCCTTCAAGGCAAGCAACTTGTCAGCACCACGAATACCAAAGGATGCAGACACTGCCATAAACAATAAGTATTGATACCAATCAGGAAGCCTGTTAAGCTCCTCAAAGGCAAGACCAATACGATCTAGTATTTCTACATCGTTCATCCCAATGCCCCACACAACGGCAACCACAGGCGCTGAGAGCAACAATGTAAACCACTCGTCCTTCCATGAGGTGGCACTAGCAGTAGCCATAAGCTGTTCCCAAGACGCTGTGTTTTGAATAACCTGCATCTTTGCCTTATGTACTGCGTTTTTTTCTTCAGCCCTGTTCTTGAGAACCTGACCCAAAAGAGTTGTAATTGGTGATAGTAAAGCTTGCCACATAGGTTATCGCATCATGTAAACAGCAAGAGACGCACACGCACTAACAGCAATCCAGAAGAACCTCTCTGCGTTTTTGACAGAGTTTGAGTTTACCATGACTACGTTTTCTAACTCTCGTATGTCATCCTCCTGATCGTCTAGTCTTTTCTCGTGTCGATCCATGCGTTTGAAAGCAGACAGTAACTGCTCTTCCACACGGGCAATCTGAGATACCGCTTCAGTTAGCTTGTCAAGCTTTTGCTCTATGCGGTCAAGCCTGTTATCCATCATAGATGTGCTTCCCACGCTGTTCATGTTACAGAGTTGCCGCCAGTTCAAACAAGTCGTCCATCTCTTCGCCTGTCATGCTAAGTGCAGTAGCCATAGTATCAATCCAAGGAGACACACGCTCTACAGTTGAACCGTACTCCCACTCAATAGATACAGCAGTCTTATCAGGCTCATCCATAACTGCAATGGCATCGTTAACCATAGTTAGCTTACCTGCCTGAGACAACGCTAGTCGTGCCTGACGCATAGTAACAACCATGCCCTCACGCTTAGTGGCTAGTTTGTTTGCTTCGTATGCGTCAATCTGCGACTGCACAGTCACTACGTTAGTAGTCATTACGCCTTGGTCATCAGTAACCTCTTCTTCGTACTCCACGAACATATCTCGCTCTGTCCATGCGTACACCCAGTTACTGTTGGCATCCTGCTCTACACCGTTACGTACTACGACCTTGTAGTCACCAGAAGGCTCTGGCTTAGGTGCTTCTAGTACTGGGTCAATACCTAGACCGTCACAGGTAGCTTCAGTCCAGACCTTTGGTAAAGATGTGTTGGGATGATCGCTTCGGATTTGGCCTTGAGTTTTAACCTCACCCGTTGATCTATAACGATATTCCGACATAGTTGATTCTCCTACGCTATTGCTAAAAATACATATTCGCCACTAGAAGCATTAAGTGCCGCTGGTGCTGACGATGTGACTGTAAAACCACTAGACAGAGGGTCTATGTAATCTGTGTTAGAAACCTCAGCCGCTGAAGTGTTCAATAATATATACGGATCATTACCAGCCACAATGCCTCGCAGAGAATCCCACAAGTACCAATCTCCTGAAGAGTCTGTGCGTTTAATTAATACAAACCTAGCCCCAGAGCTAAAACCACAGTTTACGTTTAAGTCAGAGCCTGTGCCTGTGTAAGTTCCAACTTTTGATACGCCTGCTACACTGGCAAATAAGTAGACTATGTAATCACCGTTATTTCCAAGACCTTTTGAAATATGCGTAGCTGTAGGGCCTGCGCCATAATTACCTATTCTCCACATAGAGTTGGTAGAGTAATATTGTGCATTAGTATTTAAGTAAAAACCGCCAGAATGAGAATTAGCGTTAGGCGTTATAGGATCTTTTAACCAAACTGCCCAGTTTTCAGATCCGTTTCGTTTTTTTCTCCAAGTCATTTCAGGAATAACGCCTAAATTGTGGGCGACCAGATCTCCCCCATCTTGACTACTGCCTGTGCCCGAATAAGCCACAAAATCAAAGAATCCGGGGGCACGTGCAAAAGTATATGCTAGTAAAGATGTTCCATTCATTATTACTTGTTTAAACGCTTTTGTATAATCAAGATAAAACTGTTGACCGCCAAACTCAGCGTTTGGTTCTTGTGTTCTATGTGCGTGACCTTTTTGAAAACGCGATGAAATATAGTTGTCCGCACCGCCTGATGGCCCGGGAACGCCCATTATCATGTCAATGTGGTTAACAGTAGATATAACGGTTCCGTTAGTTGATGCGTTAGCAGGAATAGTGTCAAGAATCCCAAGTAAGTCAGTAGTACCCGCAAACTCTGAGGCTGGTTTATGGGGTCTGCGTATAGCCATGTAGATGTAATTAGAGCCGTTAGCGTTGCCTCCGTTAGCATCAGTAGTGCATTGAAAGCCAGAACCATTTATATCAACATCACAATTAGTAGCAGTACCTTCTGAGTTACTTTCCTGCCATTGAATAGAGGCGGTTCCCGTGTTTTGACCGGGGCCATCTATTGGCATTTCCCGCATAATGTCCATACAAAACCAACCACCAACATCGTTGGTTCTTTTTACCATTAACCACTGAGGCTCAAACCCAAGATCAATTACAGGGCCAGTAGTGCTTCCGTTGCCCGTGTAGCTCCCACACTTAATAATTGCTTCGTCTTCGTCTGTACCAAAATCTTGGGCATCGTGGGCGAATAGGTAAGCTACATAAGTTCCACCAGATCCGTTAATGCCACTATCATTATTTACAGTAAATTCTGTGCTTGTTGGCGTAGTGTCGTAGAATACGTCATAGTCTGTTGCGTTCTGCGTTTCATTTAAAGCTAGGTAATGAGTTGCGCCAAGAGAGCGATGATAGACAAACCAAAAATTACTGTTGGAATCCGTGCGCTTGACAATAATCATACCCGGAACAGAGCCAAGATTATGTGAAACTGTACGCCCATCAGCCCCATCACCCGTGTACGTAACAATGTCAAAGAACCCCGGTTGCTTTCGGAATGTCCACGATGCGTAGTCTGTTCCGTTATAACCCACACGATTATTTGCCCCAACACCAAAACCATTACTATTAAATGAAGTAACCATGTTGCCAGAGCCGTCTGCCGCCGCAGTAGAGTTACTAGACAAAAATGCTTGCGAGCTGGCAACTTGAGCTTGGACTGTATCTAAAAGAAAATTACCGGCAATCCCAGAGGTTGATGTTCTATTTTTAATCCAAACCAGACCGCCTTCGCCAGCAAGGTCGATGCCGTTGGTTATAGTCTGAGTAGATCCGTTGCCCTTGTACAAATGTGTAGAAAACACATCTTCAACGTAAACAGGGCCACCAGCAGCGTTGCCAGAAGCAGCCTGTATTCCCTTTAAAGCTAATCTACTCATCCCAATGCCTGCCCTGCAGTAAAGCCGTAGTAGGTAGTGCCACCGTCATGTGTGATAAATACAAAGTAATCTACTGCGTTAGCGGTAGCTGTTAGTGTTGGTGCTGTAGCCGCAGGCCAGTCTACTGCTCCGGGCCATGTTACAGTAAATCCTGAAGCACTGCCGTCTTGCACTAGTTTCAAAGTAAACGCTGACACCTTGCCGCTTGAGGCCGGGTTACTAAAAGTAAAAGTAGTGTTTTCTGTAAGCGTATGGCTAAAGTTAGTACCAGTTCTTAGGTTAACAGCCGTAGCGTTAGAAGAAGATGTAACTGCTGCGTACTCTTCTGAAATGCCATCACCAAAAGTTGCTACACCGTTAGCGTCAGTAGTAACAAGACCTGATGCTTGAGTAAGACCTAAAGTATTTGGTAGCTTTACCGTGTAAGTTGCTGCGGCACTGTGCGCTGGGCCTTGAACAGTTACACCGTGGCTATTGGACTCACAGTTAAAACGGATTGTCCCAGCATTGGTGTTGCCGTATAGCTCTGTGTATCCAGTGCCGTTAGGAAACAACTGAATGTTGCCGTTGGTGTTTGTAGATGAAATAGCGTTACCGTCTAGCTTAATGTTGTCTCCAGACAGTGAACCAGTAATTGCAACATTACCTGAGTAGTTGTCTGTAACATAGCCGCCTGTGTTAATTAGATAACTTGCAGAGTTCCAATTTGTAGACCCGTCACCTGCCTTAACTTTGAGAGTATCAGTTTCAAGACCTAGCTCACCTTGGGCTAGTGTTGGATTAGCAGATGACCAGTTAGACGCTGTATCCCTGCGTATTTGAATTATGCTTGCCATGATTATGCACCGCCTCCGTTAAAATTCTGAGCTGTAAGATAAGTTGAATTAGCAAAACCACCGTCTAGCCCTGCACCGGAAGTACCCGCTATAAACTTTGATGTACTAGCGTCATAAACTAAAGTCTGACCGTCTGTTGGAGCAGGGGTCAAGTTAACATCTGTTAAATCATCAAGAGACGCTGTTGAGCCAAGAGACGCTGCCAGTATTCGCGCAGTCATCGTAGCTGTTGTAGGCAGGGTTGTGTCGTTACTTGCAAAAGTTTCTGACGATGTAATAACAGCAGCGCCGTCAATATTAGCAAACGCTACGCTAGTCAGGTAGCCTGCAGAGGCGTGGTTGCCCCATCCGTAAGCTGTGTCCCAGTTAGACACATTTAGGTTAGAACCTGTGACAGCCCCTGAAAACGTACCCGTAGTTCCTGCAACAGCCGCAAACGTTCCTGCTGCTGGAGTAGACCCACCAATAACTGTGTTGTCGATAGTACCAGCGTTAATGTCTGCTGTAGTAGCAACAAGAGAAGTAAAAGTTCCTGCGGCTGGTGTTGTTCCACCAATAGTTACGTTATCTAACGCACCGCCGTTAAGATCAATAGTTCCTGCAGTGACAGTACCAGAAACAGTAAGGTTTGCAAACGTGGCTGTACCAGTAAACGTAGGACCAGCCAGATCTGCCTTAGTCCCTACTGCCGTTTGGATTGCATTAAATTCAGTATCAAACTCAGAACCACGGACAACCTTATTAGCGTCTCCTGTAGGTAAAGAGTCCTTAGCAGTAAAATTTGTAGATTTTACATAGTTAGACATAAGGCTTTCCTATCCGTTATATATCTTTTATTTAAAGACTCGTACTCAAGCACTTAAATAAAAGGGGGCCATTGCGACCCCCGTAGAACTTTACTCGTCGCAGACAGCGAGGATGAATCCTGCTTCCGGGCGGTAAGTTTCGACACCGTACAGCGTGTCAGACGTAAACAGCGTAGACAGGTATTCCTGCTTGTACTGAGTCTGAGAACGTACAGCGAGTTGCTCTGCCATAACGAGAGCGTCCTTGTGGAAGAACAAGCAACCACGAGTATCAGCAGTAGACGCAGAGTTTTGACCAGCAGCTTCAAGAACCGGAGCATTGCTAGAAACGTAAATGTCTACACCGTACAGGTTACCAATCAGACCTGACTCAACGCCACGGCCACCAACAAAGTCGGAAGACACGTAACGATCAATGCCCATGATTGACTTACGAACAGCAGGAGGAATTACGAGAACTCGTCCGTCCATAGGTACGTCAGCATCGTCCATCTTCTTGATAGCTTCACGGAAGCCAAGGTCAGTAAAGTTGTCACCAGACGTTACAGTGTCAGCAGCATACGCAGCAAGGCCAGCAGCGGCATTGAAGTAGTAGCTGTTGCTGTTTACCCAGTTAGCGCCAGTGTTGGCGGGAGACTGAGTACGAGTACCATCACCAAAGCCAGTAGCAGCATTGATAAGGTCAGTGTCAACTTTCAGAGCCAGCTGATAACCAGCGTCTTCAGTGTAGAACTGTCGCAGAGAGGACAAAGCCTGTACTTCTACGATGTCTTCGATCAGACGAGAGTACTCAAAGTGACGGTCTACAGTGATCGTCAGTTCTGACTCAAGGTTTGCCTGAATGGTTACTGCAGTTGCTTCTGCCTTAGCAGAGGCTGCGCCGCGAGTAGGCTTAGGGATGTGGATTACATCGCCTTTCTTGCCAGACATAGACATACGCTTGACAAGGGGAGCCATCTTCAGGTTCTTTTGGTATGCAGCAATAATCTCATCCGACCAAATTTCGGGGATAAAAGTGCCCGCTGCTGTTTTGTCTACTACAGCATTAGCTGTAAAATAAGTTCCAGAGGTTTCATTAGCCATGATATTTCTCCTTTAGGCTATCTAACCCGACCCTCTGCGTATGCTTTAAATATTTCATCAGATAAAGACTGATAACGTTCTGGGTCGGTACGCATAAGTTTAATAATGTCAGCACGACGATAAACTTTCTTACGTGATCCTTCCCCTGTTCCGCGAGCGTTGCCTGTGTTAGCAGACTTTACTGCACTCTTACGCGCTTGTTTTTCAACTTCAGCGGCCTGCTGTACTACTTGGTTCTTCTCTTTCCAGAGTGAGAACAGTTCGTGAGCAGAATCGTAATCGTACCCTTGGTCAGCCCTTACAAACAATTGTGTTCTGACTTTTGACCCCTTGATCCATTCAGCAAATTTAGGGTCTTGCAAAATCTGTTCCATGTCTGGATGTTCAGATTTTAATTGTGCAAGAGTAGCCTGTTGTTTTGCTTGTTGTGTGTAAGCTTCTGCTTCTTTAATCTTAGGGTGGTTGTCTATTGCTCGACTAACAGCGGTTTTAGGATCAACAAAGAAATCAACATCATCTTCATCGTCTGTTTGTTGCTGTTGTTGAGGTGCTTGTTGTGTGCTGAGTTGTGTCTGGATATGGTCATCAACAAGTTTTCGTAACTCTCCAACTTCCGTACTCTGTTTGCCTGAAAACTTCTCAAGCTCTTGGTGCATCTGTACGAGGTCTTCAACAGATTTACCTTGGTACTTTTCTGGAATTTCAGGTTCTTGTACAGGTTGTTCCTCTTCTTGAGGAGTCTCTACGGTGTCCTGTGTGTCGAGTTGATCTGTTGTTTCTGTTTCCTCTTCCTGACGCTCATCAATTAGTGTCGCTCTTGACATTGTAAACTTACCCCGCCTATTATTAGGTTATGGAGAAATAAAATAGGAGTTGCCCTAGAACTAGGATTCCTGCTTAGATTGTCCTACTTGCTCGTGTTCGCGTACCCACTTCATGTGCCTGCCGGGAAAGTCCCCAGAAGATCCATCTAGGATATGCTGAGTAGCTGAGACAATTTTTGTAGCGTTGGCTCCGCAACCGCACCTACTGGTTGTAACATCGCCCTCTACAAATTCTTCAAAAACGTGTCCGTTAGTACAACGGAACTCAAATACTTTAATCATTATTGTTGTTTAACTCGTCGTAATTAGCATTTGTTGTTGATTCTAAATTTAAAACATATGCTAAAACATTTATTTGTCCTTTACGCATATATAGATCATTAGCATCTTTAGTAGCTTCAACACTGTTAATCACTAAAGCATTTTGCTGTAACTCTTCAGTTAGCTGTTTCCAACCATCCGTAGAAAACAGGGTGAAGTAATTGTCGTAGTACTTCTGTGTTTCTTGATCCATTTGAGGCCACCTTGGTTATCTCTATAGAACTATATGATATTATTATACCATATTTTTATAACTTTGTCAAGAGTTATTTACTCTTTTTGGTACTTTTACGCCTACGGCCTGATGCCGTCACAGCGTACTTAACACGTTTTGGTCCTGTTTTCTTAGACTTAGCTGCTTCTTTTTCTGCTTTGGTCATCTTGGCGGCTACCGCTTTGGGTCTACAAGCTGGGTAAGGACGTTTAGAACTCTTGGCTTTTTTACGGCCACACTTCTTTCCGGTCTTTATGTCAACCCAATCTTCTTTGAACCATTTAGTTAAGCCGCCTTTAGACTTAGGCATAAGTACCACCACGTTTTTTGTATGTTTTAACCAACCAAGCATTAGCGTATGCACTAGGATACACATCAAACTTGCGTTTAGCTTCTGCTTTAACTCTAGAATAAAGAGCCTTGTTTTTTACATTACTAGGGATAGTACTATTTTTCTTTTTGGCTTTCTTTTTAGTAGCCACTAGAAACCCTCATAGTTTTTTTCTTTTTCTTTTTTTCTGGAGACGGTCCACGTCCTTTTCTAGACGTAGGTGCTCCTGTTTTCTTTTTAGGTCTACCTACTTTATTTCCGTACGTTCCTCTTCCGCTGGGCATTAGCCTTCTCCTTTGCTTTTTTAGACAAGTCTTTGTAATGAAATAATCTTACAGAAGTCTTGCCGTGGGTTTTACCAGAGTGCAATGTGCCATCTGGCATTTTGTGAGTTCCCCCTGTGTAAAGAGTCCCATCACGCTTGTAGTGTTTCATTCCTGCTGCCATTACCATTTCACCTTATTTGCCCAATATGCTGCAGACATTTTACCTTTAGCTATGTTTTTTGCATGACGAGCCTTAAACGATGCCCGTTTCTTTTTCATTTTGTCGCCTTCACCTGCTTTGGGTTTACCAGCAGTCTTAGCTCCTTGCTCACCAAAACGAATAGTCTTTACTTTGTCGCCTTCCTTAGCTACAACTACGTGAGATTTTTTAGGATGGTTAGGCGTTCTCTTTGGTTTGTTGTACCCGCTTACCCCTGCTCGCGCCAGCCTTGGATCCTTTTTGCTCATTGAGTTGGTCCTCCAGTTCCTTGACCCGGTTCTCCAGTAAGTCCAATTTGTCGAACTGCGTTTGGAACGCTTGATTGATTTGCTCTAGAAAGCTGTTCATTTCGGTTTGTGTCATTAGCACGGCTAGGCGCTCCTTTACTAGCTTGGTTGTTAAGAGTTCTTTCTTTAAGTGCAATATTAGCAATCTTTAGGCGGCGTTCAAACTCTTTGTCATCTTCGTCACCTTCTTTAAGGTTTTTAGTAATTGCTTCAATTTTATCAATCTCAAGTTCTTGCGGGGCCAGTTGAGTTTCAACTGCAAGCTTACCTGCCCTTGCTTGAAACTCTGCAGCTTGACCTTGTAGTGCTGATGTCTGCGCTTGCTGGAACTGTAGCTGTGCTTGTTGAGCCGCCATAGCCATCTGCTGTGCTTCAGGATTAGGCTGTCCTGCTTGTTGCATTGCAGCAATAAGTTCCTCACGGTTACTAAGGTTCATGTTGTCAATAATGCTTTGAATCAACACAGGGTACAGAGGACTGTCTTGCTGCATAGTCTGTAGTAGCTGTACCAACTGAGTAACTTCATATTCACGAGCAATAATACCCAGAGTGCTTGTAGCGTTAAACTTGTAGTCTGCTACGGGATAGTTTTCAGGATCAAATTGCATATACCTGTGTGCAGCTTTAGTGACAAAGGGTAACAGGAACGACTGCTGGAAGTTAATTAGTGTGCGTTTATGACGCTTAATAATAGCCCCAAGAGACATAGAAATACCAGCGGCAGTAGCTTCTCCGTTAACCTGACCAGCAATACCAGCGGAGTCAACGGCTCCTGTAGCTTGTTGAACCATCTGCTGAAGCGATGCTGCTTGTGCAAAAGTGATTTGGTTAACTTGTCCAAAGTTAAACGGTTGGAGGACTTCACGAGGATCTCCGTTAGTTAAAATCATCTTGCCCGGACGTACCTCTGGTTTAGCACCACGGGGTAGTCGTGTAGCGTCAATAGCCATCATCGGGTGAATCGTAAGACCCAGTGCGTCGATACGTGCGCGTAGCTCAGTGTCCAAAGCCTTTTGACTGTTGTAGCCCTTTTCGCACACGCCACGGCCCCAGAAGCGACCCGGAACTACGTCCCAAGGAAACGCAACTACAGGACGATCAACCATCATGTAAGGGTTAGCTTCAGCCTTTAGGAGTGTACCACCGTTAGCAATAACAACGATAGCCTCAACGTACATGGAGTCAGACTCTACATCTACGTCTTCAGCCTCAAGCAACTCACGAGGCACAAGACCATAGTACTTCGTAAGGCGTACTTTGTCATCGTTGTAAATCGTAAGGTCTTGATCTGGTTCTAGCTCTGAATTAGGAGACGCTGATTCAATTACTCCCTCACGATACACGCCCTGTTCTTGTAGAAGTTCTACAGAATGCTTAGACACAAACTCGTCAATAGCTACACCCATAGCGTCTTCTACAGACGTAGCTACAGGATCAATCAGAAAGTTCTGGGGTAGTACAGGTTTGAGCTTAACAACAATCCTATCCGTAATGTTAACGCCCACAGCCGTGAGATCCCCACCCATAATGGGTTGAGTCGCTGGAGCCATCTCTTTAATCTCTTCAAGGACCACCTCCCCTACGCCTGTACCGAACACAGCAGCGTTAATCAAACACTCTGCTACTGCTTTACGTACTTTACAAGACTCAAAGTCTTCTGTTAGTTTGTTACGCAAGTACATGACATCTTGACTTTGTTGATCGTTTACATCGTCTTGAATGTCAAACCACTTGCCCCTACCAAATGTAGCTTCTTCTAGTTCTGCTACGTTAGATTCTACAGCCTGCTGAAGCGCAGGAGAGATAATTCTAGAACGCTCTGATGCTCTTTCGGCGTCAGAAGGATCCCATTGACCTCGCCATAGCCTGTAGTATTCTTCAAATCTTTCTTCGTAGTTTGATTCATAGTTATCTCGCCAATCTTCACACTTGGTAATTACCCAATCTTCTAGAGATTCTTCCATCATCAAGGGGTCTGGACTATAAATTGATTCTGCCATAGTATTATCCTTAGAGAACTGCTACGCTGTAACCTAGTGTAAAAAACACTACGGCAGAAATAGCGTAGATGCCATATGTATTAAACGGTCTAAAAACTTCAGGTTTAGAAAACTCTTTTGTAAACTCTTTCCAAAACATACTCATGTTAATATCCCGCTACTACGTCTAGTATTTCGTGATCGTCTATTTCGTAATCGTAGTGGTACGCTACCTGTGCCAGTTGATCTACGTAGGCTAGTGCGTCCACTAAATCATCGTGTGTCAGTGGGTCTGGGAACTGAAACAGTTGATCTAAAAATCTGTTGTTCCATTCACCCTTGTTAATAGATACGTAACCGTTTTCAAATCGTCCCTGTAGCGCCCACATAACTCTGTCAGTCTTTTTCTTGTTACCGTGGGTTAACTCTTCTACACGGAAGAACGTCCCGTACCGCTTCTGTAAATCCATCAGTGGACTCATAACCGCCTGCTTTGCTATTCCTCTTTCAATACCAACGCTAATGGGTCTGTAGTCTCTGACGGCCTGAAATATCTTGGTGGCAGTCTCGTCAAGGCTCCACCGCCCATGTATAATGTTATCAATGTACCAACCATCAGGACTAACTTTAACAACAGCGATTGCAGTTTCATCTAGTTTTGTGTTCTTCGTCCGTTTCTTGTTTACTTCCTCAAACCCAGCCAAGTCAACAGCTATGTAGTAATCTCCAACCTCTGGCTCTTCTCCGTACTGGACCCAATCTTCTTTGAACATTTCTGAGCCTCTTGCTTCAAATGAGGCCATGAACTCTTGTCGGAAGGCGTAACTCGACATGGACTTCTTTGCCGTGTCAATTTCGTTAGGGTCGAGGATGGGGTTGTCATAACTGGTAAAGTGCCACCCCTTGTAAGTTTCATCGTCCCCTAACTCCGCAAGTTTGTACAGTTCGTAGAAATGGTTCCTGCCCATAGGCGTACCTATAAACATCGCTGAACCCTTTTGGTCAGCTAGTGCTGGACGGAGGATCTGCTCCCATACGTCAGGCTTCATGTCTGCGTACTCGTCCATCACAAGAAACTTCAAGGACACACCACGCATTGTCTCTGGCCTGTCGGCTCCTTTAAGACTAATCGTGGCCCCGTTGACCAGCTTGAGTTGCAGGTTGTTAATGTGTGATCCTGCAATAACAGGGTGTCCTAGCTCCAACAGAGTCTGCCACATAATATCACGGGCCTGACCCTGTGTGGGCGCAACGTAAAAAACATGGCCTTTGTCGGCCTGCAGCGCATTGATGATTAACATCCACGCTGCGAGTCGGGACTTCCCTGTCCGTCTTCCAGCAGCAACTACCTTAAACCTTACGGGATCAGAGTAGACTTCCTGCTGCCAAGGTAACAGCTGTACGTTTAAGTCGGTCAAACGTTAACCTTCCCAACCTGCGTCACCTTCTCCAAACTTACCATCGTTGTTCGTATCGCAGTGGCGCTGCCATGTTTGCATATTAAACGTAAAGCCTTCGCTCCAAGGTACGTAAGCTGCACACCACTCAGTAGAACCTACTTCGATACCACTAGTAGGAGAAGCAACATAGTCCCTCTTAGTATTAGACTCTACAGGAGTAAAGTACACAGCACCCGTGTTGTACGTTTTTTTAGAAAACACTGGCTGTGTAGAGATAAAAACATTTTCAGTGTCTTCTAGAGTATAGGTAGATCCGTCTGGATACTCAATATAGGTTTCTGCGTTTGCATTCAACGAAAACAATGAGATAAAGGCTACGATAATTAAGCCTACAAACATTTCGTTAAAGTTCTTCATTTAGGGACTCTCCTAGTTGTTAAACAAAGTTTACAAGTGCTGGTGGTACTTCCGTTAAATCAAATGTAACTACAAACTCCATGTCAGAAGATGTCTCTGTTTGTACTTTAACTACTTCTCCTTCGTGGAGGACAAACATAGGACCACCTCCTGCGTCGAGCGTTAGCCTGTTACCACTGCCTACGCTTTCGTCATCGTAAATATCTACTCTGTTAGCTCCACCTGCGTTGTGAAAATGCAAAGAAGCTGTCTTTGTGCTACCAGCGTGGTTAGCTATGAAAACGTAGTAAATAATTGCGTGAAAGCCTGTAGGCACAGTAAACAAAACTGTTTCTGTCGCGTCCGTAAGCTGTACGTGCTTTGTATATAGCATTAGTAGTAAGTCCAAATAACGGGTACAGAACCCCGTGTATCTAAGTGAATAAAGTCACCAGCGACCCCTAGACCAGTAAAGCCGTGCTCTAAGGCTCCTTTTATAATCGAATACCGTTGAGCAGAGCTAGTTATCTTTATGTCTGCTGCTATGCCTTGCGCGTGAGTCCCCGGTATCTCTTTTACAGCCTCTAACGGGTGGTCAGGGCTTCTATAGCCGCTGGTGATAACAAAAGGAAAACCACAATGATCTCTAAGTTTATCTATTTTTTCCATAAACTCAGGATCCATCTGGTTTTCACCAGTATGTTGACAGTTAAACTCAGCTACTGTAAAATGCTTCATAGTCGAGTTTAGATACGCTTCTTTTTAGTAGTTTTCTTTTTAGGTTTAGACTCGTTTAGGGTCTTTGCAGCCCTAGCTACATCGTTGTTGTACGCACGTTCACAGTGATTGTCATCAAACACAAAGTTAATGGATGCCCCTAGCCATGCCCAAGCCTTAGATTTGTCCTTGAGCCTGTGAGAACGTCCTGAGACAGACTCGTTAGCGTTGTCACCAAACAGAATAGCTACATTTACTAGCTGACTCGTAGCGTCTCCTACTCTAACAACGTAGCCCAAGGCTTCTTCTAACGCTTCGTCTACTTTATTCTGTGACATCCACTGCTTCTCCATCGATTTCAGTTCCCTGTTCAGCGCTATCAGTAATAGTCGTGCTTCCAACCCCAGTGATATTAATCTGTATCGCACTTCGTCCTGCATCTTTAACGATATCCTTCTCAAATGCAGCAACAGGAAGAATACGATCCATTACCAGCTTCCAAGCTGCGGCCTGATTCTTATGGTCAGGGTCTGTGGCTGCTTCAAAGATTGCATCCATGACTGCACGAGAGCGTGGTGAGTTCAACATCCGAGCCTTGTACTCGTTAATTATTGCTGCGTCACCTTTAGGTCGTCCAACAACTCCTCTAGAACCTTTCTTTTTACTAGAAACAGAAGACTTCTTAGGGCGACCAACAGAATTACCTGTCTTTTTGTCGTTGTCCATACTGTATAGTTCCTACCTAGTTGGCTTTTAGGTTTGTTCCTTATACTTGTTGTTTGTTGTTGTTATTATATAGTTAATATTATAACATACTTTTCTATAAAAGTCAAGATAAATCTATATAGAGAGAAAAATTACCAGTTTGTAGGGGTAAAACTCTAGATTTACAGTGCAGATTACCTGTGTTTTTACAGAACAGATTAGATTTATATAACTTTTTGATATATAAACACAAACAATAACAACTACTATGACCTAATTTGACTCTTTTTTGTGTCTGGGTAGTACCATCGCCGCGTAGCACTGCAAAATCCCCTCCCCCGGGCCTTCGCAGGCTTGGAAAAACAAACAGACACGATTGTTTTAAACAGTCACGCTTGTTTGTTTTGTAGGCTGGGCAGATATGCAAAGAGTGTGGGGTTATGGTGGTCCCTTATAGCCCAATCGCATATGCTGTCAGAAGCCTCCAATGGCCCTGTGAGAGACGTTATCCAGACCCATG